GGTTCCGCATCTCGAATAACCGCTAGCTACGAAATTCCCCGTAGTGCTCACCATGTTACTGCTAAAATAGCGTGCGGTTTATCCGTGTTTCTTTGCCCGCTTTTTGGCGGGGTAGAGCGCGATTACGTTTGAGGGAACTTCCGATACATCCTCGGGAGACTCACAAACTCTATCTACTTCAAAGGTACTCGTGTCCCCATTTTGGGAACACAATGGCCGCGTTCCCTTTTTGCCACTGCTGACAACCGCGTTTTGACTGAGTAAACGGGCAATCTGCTCATCGTCCAAAAGGTAGCAATTCGATGTCTGTTTTCCGTCCACTACCCGGCGCACAATGCGAATCACTCCACGTTCCTTCAATTCCTTCAAATGCCGGAACACCGTCTTGCGGTCGATGTCGGCAGCGTCTGCCATAGACTCTCCGGAAGGGATGATGCCCAGCGAGCCGCGAAACGTCTTCAGCACGCACAGAAAGCCCAGCGCGGCCATAGACAGCCTAGCCTCACGGATGACGCGCCAATACATCTTCACCGACTTTGGGCCGCTCTTCTTTTTTAGGCTCACTTTCTGGATTCCTCCAGCACCTTGTTGAACGCTTGGGAGACTGCGGTTGTTGGGTTTTCCTTTCGCCATTTCTCCCAACCGTGGGCGGCATCTGGATTTGCGCCAAGTGCTATCAGGTTTTGCGCATTGTCTGCCATCCCCTTTTTGCACAAGTCGAGAGCAAGATCAGGAATCGGTGTTGACGAGTGAACGACTCGCGGCGTATAGGTAGGTGTCATCTGTTTCGCTGGTAGAGGTATCAGCAAATGCTCTGGGCCGCAATCTCAAAAAGGTTGCGGCCCTTCGCTCTTTCGGATACATGGGGCACGTGAAAGCCTTCGCTGTCATCTTCATTCTCACTGCGGCCTTTTGGGCATTGGTGCTTCTCTGATGTTTCCGACCGCTCCATTATTTATCCCCGGCGCGCAGCCGCAAAGGCGGGCGTTTGGCGGGGCGTCGTTTGCTCCGACAGACATTGCAAACTGTTCGCTATGGCTGGCAGCGGATAGAATCACCGGGCTTGTGGACGGCGACCCGGTTTCGACATGGGCAGACGGAAGCGGGAACGGGAAGAATGCCACGCAAACCGGAACGGCGCGCCCTACCTACAAAACGAACATTCTCAACGGGCTCCCTGTCCTTCGTTTGGATGGTTCTAACGATTGCATGGAAACGGCATCAACTGTCACGGTGGCGTCGATATTCTTTGTAGCCAAGTATTCCGGGGGGGCGACGTGGGCGACTAGCTTCATGGGCATTCTCACGGCTGCGGGAGGATTCACAAGCGATTCCGCAGACATTTGGTTCATCGGCAGCAGCAGCGGCGGGACGGCGTTCTACGACCCCGGCAGCGCGTTTGCAAACATCTACAAAAACGGAGCCGGGCCTTCCTCTTTAGGAACTGCAAACATCGCCCCAATGAATGCGTTCGCATACATAAACGGCACGCGGTCAAGCGCGGTTACAAAGACCGTAAAAATCGGACAAGACCGCAATAACGCAGGGCGCTTTTTGAATGGAGACATTGCGGAGATCATCATGTATAGCGTGGCCCCATCAAGCGGCGACCGCGTGATTTTGCAAAACTACCTTGCCGCGAAATACGCTCTTTAATTTATGGCTTCTACTGACGCTCTCAACCTTCCGATAAAGGCAACGGCCATCCGCATCCCAATCGGGCCTTTCTTTGATGACACTGGCCTTGTGATTACCGGATGGACTGGGGCTGATTCGGAGATTTCAAAGGATGGCGGCTCGTTTACTGACTGCACAAACGAGGCGACGGAAATCGGCACAAGCGGGGCTGGATACCTTGATCTCACTTCCACGGAAACGAACACGGATGGAATCTGGATTAAGACCACCATCACAAACACGGATGCGCGCCCTTTCTTTTGGTATTCGGCAACCCAGCGCGCCGGGGCATACATTCGCGGAGACACGCGGGAACTCTCAGGAACGGCGCAAACGGCGCGAGACATTGGCGCAAGCGTCCTTCTCTCTCCCGGCACGGGAACGGGGCAAATCTCACTTTCCTCGGGCGCTGTGACGGCAGGCACCGTAAGCGATAAAACGGGCTACAGCCTCACGCAAACATTCCCGGCGAACTTCTCCGCGCTTGCGATTACGGCAGGCGGTGCGGTAACTGCCGGAACGGTATCGGACAAAACGGGCTACTCGCTCGCATCTGGAGGGCTCGCATCCATCACGACTTGGACGGTTGCAATCACCGGGAACATCACTGGCAACCTTTCCGGATCAGTGGGCAGCGTCACGGGGCTTACGGCGTCCAACCTCGACGCCACCATTTCAAGCCGTCTTCCCACTTCCAGCTACAGCGCGCCGCCGTCTGCGGCAACCATCGCAACCCAGGTTGACACCACGCTTACAGCCTCCCACGGCTCCGGGTCGTGGTCATCAGGTGGCAGCGGTTCGGGAGCATACACAATTACAGTTACGGTCACGGACGGCACAGACCCGCTCCAGAATGCAATCGTGCGCGTCACGGAAGGGATCAACTCCTACACCGTTTCCACAAACGCCAGCGGGCAAGGTGCCTTTGCGCTCGATGCTGCTACCTACGATGTTGCCGTCACGAAAGACGGCTATCAGTTCACCCCGACAACTCGCACGGTCACGGGGAACGAGGCGGGCACGCTCACGAACGATTTAGAACTCACAGAGACGGTCATCCCGGCGCCGGCATCGCCTGACCTCTGCACGGTTTCCATGTATTGCGTCGATGCAGCGGGCGCCGCGGTTTCCGGGCTCGTGGTCACGTTTACCCTCTACCCTGAGAACGCATCGAGGAACGATGACAACGTGATTACCACTCGCACCAAGACGGCCACCAGCAACGGAAGCGGGCTGATACAGGTCGCGCTTATCCGCACGGACTACATCACGCAGGCGGGGGCATACTACAAATGCACGGCCACCGGGGCAAGCGTTGTGCCTAGCCAGCCGATTTACCTCACGGCGGCAACCTACGACCTCTCCGGCATTATCGTTTGACGCGGCAAAAGGCTTGTGCAAGAAAGCGGGGCTGTGAACTCGCTTGATACGCAAGACCAATGCCGCTTCTGACCGTCCATAAACTAGCCGAGCTGACCGGGAAACAGCGCGTCACGCTGAACAAGCGGCTTGATAATGTGCCGTTCACGCTAGGCAACGGCGATGTGAAGCCGCAGAAGCTTTACGATTCAAAGGTCGCGCTTGAATACATCTATTGCGGGGGCGCGGTCAGCGAGGATGGCGAGCCAACAGAGCGCATCCCTACACAGCAGGAAGCAGCCCGCGACCTGTCCATCGCGAAGCGGAAGGAAATCGATTTGAAGATGGAGGTATTGAGGAAGGAAAGGATTCCGTTGGAAGATATTTGCGCCGTGAACGAGCAGGCGTTTTTGCACGTCGCAGGGCTGATCAAGAGCAACGAGGGAAAGATGCTCACGGCTGAACTTGTGAACGACATCTTTACCGGGATTCGGGAGATCGGCGCGAAACTGAAACTAGGCGATGAATGACACCCTTTCGTTAGAGTCCTATCGCCGCGCAGTGGCGCACACGCTAACGCGCTGCTTTTCCCCGTGGCAGCGGATGCCCCCCGCAGTTTGGGCGGAAGAGGTCTATCGCCTGCCAAATGGAGGACGGTTCAAATGGGCGTATGCGCCCTATGTGCGGCAGATTTTCGAGAGCTACTTCGACCCGAAGATCATCGAGACTAACCTGATGATGTATTCCCGTGGGTTGAAGTCCACCACGGTTTTGCTTGCGATTGGATACACGATTGACCAAAGCCCGCGCCGCATCCTTTCGCTTTGGCCGACGAACTCTCAATCCGAAAAGTACTCAAAAGACGTTTTGTGCGGGGAGCTGTTTAACACCACCGATTGCCTCTCATACCTTGGGGAAAGAGGAAAGAAGCGCGACGGATCAAATACCATCCTACATAAGAACTTTCCCGGTGGGCTGATTGACTTGTTCGGAGCGAACGCCCCAGGCGACATGCGGCGCGCCAAAGGTTCGTTTCTCTACGCGGACGAAATTGACGCCATTGACACCACGGAAACCGACGAGGGCGATCAGCTTGCCATTTTCTCTAAACGTGGCGACGAATACCCCGATACCATCCGAATTTATGCCTCATACCCCTCGCTGAAAGGACACTCGCGCATCGAGAGCAAGATGCAAGAGACTGACTGGAATCAATGGTATTCGACCTGCGTCGTCTGCGGCGGCGAGCCGTTCGTGATGCACCGCCGAATGCTAAAATACGATGCCGACAACACCGCAGGGGCGCGCTTTGAATGCCCTAGGTGCAAGGCCATGCTCACGGACTCGCAGCGGTATGAGATGGCGCACAAGCAGGGGTTCAACAACTGGAAACCATCTCGTGAGTTTCGCGGGCGACGTGGATTCCATGCCAACGCAATGCTTTGGCCGCATCCTGTGGACACGCAGAAGTTCCCCGGTGGGTTTTTGCAGATGATGGCAGAGCAAGAGGTTGCCGCAGAGCGCAGCGACAACCCCCACCGCTCCCGCCGCGTGCTCGTTAACACGGTTGACGCGGAGACATACGACCCTGACACCAAGAGCGAAATCCCGCCCGATTGGATGCAGCTTCTACAGCGCCGGGAAAGCTACGCCACAGACGCGGAAATCAAGCTTCCCATCGCCTGCCTTTACATGACGGCGGGCATAGACGTTCAACCAGACCGCCTCGAAATCACGCGGACGGCATGGGGGCGAGATGAAAAAAGCTGGCATGTGGATCACGTCATCGTGGCTGGCGACATCAAAAGCCCAGAGACGTGGAAGGCGTTTGAAAAGGAGCTTTTGCGGGACTACAAGCGCGAGGACGGCGCACCGCTGGAACTGTCTTTTGCGCTCATTGACGCGGGCCACGGGGCTGAGCATCTGCTATGGTTCTTTGAATACCTCCGCACAAGCAATTCGCCGCTAAAGGGCAAGATTCGGGCGTGCCGTGGTAGCTCGCAATACCCGCATCCAATCGTGGATTTCAAATGGGCGCGCCTTGTGAAGCAGCTTAAGGGGCATTGGGTGGGCGGCGACGAGGCAAAAGACCTCATCTACTCACGGCTAAAGATGGCAGAAGACGGCCCCGGGTATCGCCACTACGGGCGGAACTGCAACGAGGGATTTTTTAAGCAGCTTTGCGCGGAGAAATTAACCGTAGGATTTGAACGCGGGAACGAAACGCGCCGTTTCAAAAACGAAGACCACGTTCGGAACGAAGCTTTGGACTGCGCGGTGTATTCCTTCGCCGCTTTCCGCCTAAAACGGCCAAACCTCGACATTTTAGAGCGTGAATTGGTGGCAAAAGCGATGCAGCCGGAAGAAAAACAGCGGGTAGAAGCGGAACAGCCAAAGCCAACGCCATCAAAACGCGGTTTTGTCGGATTCTCTGGAAAGTGGAGTCTCTAAAGGGCGCTTGACGCAACTGATTTGCAATAGTAAAACCAGCGCATGGCACTCGATGCTATCGTTGGCGTGCCGTGCTCCTTTGAAAGCGGAAACACGGTTATTTTTACCGAGCAATTCGCGGATTACTCCCCTGCGGATTGGGCGGCTACGATCTATTTGTCATTGAACGGCGTCCCGGTGAACAACACGACCGCAACGGAAAGCGGCGTGACGTATACTTTCACGATTGCGGCGACCACGACGGCAGCTTTCCAGCCGGGAACCTATGACTACGTGATCAGGGTTGCGGGCGGGGGCGAGGTAGCCACGGCAAAGACGGGTCAAATCAACGTCCTCCAAAACCTTGCAGTTGCGGCAACGCCTAGCACCGCACAGGCAATGCTTACGGCTATCGACGCCACAATTACCGCCCTTCTAGGCAGCGGCAACCAGAGCGTGAGCTTCAATGGGCAGAGCTACACAAAACGGAATATTACCGAGCTTCGCCAGATGCGACTAGACCTGCAAGCCGAGGTCATCAAGGAGCAGCGCGCAGCGGCGGCAGCAAGAGGGCGCGACGTAAGCGGAAGCCGCAACGTGCGATTCAACAACGGCGGCGACATTTGGCCGTATTATGGCCGATACCCGATCATTCGCGGATGAAAAAGAAACCCAAAAAGCCAGCAGCGCGGAAACAGAAAGAAACCGCATCATCCGTTCGCAGCTATCGCGAAATCGTAGGGCTTTCCGGCCCTTATTCCGATTGGTCGCTCTCCTTTCTGTCTGAGGACGCCGACCTATGGCAAAACAACGCAGTCATGCGCGACCGTGCGCGGGACTTGTTCAAGACGAACGCTTACCTTGCCAAGTATTCGGAGGAGTTGCGCGCAAACGTTCCCGGCGAGGACGGATTGCGCCTGCGGATGAAGATTAAAGAGGAAATCGACCGCATCGTGTATGCAGCCGATGAAAAGCAATTCCTCGACGCTCATTCAGACAAAATCGAACGCCTTCGTGAGTATGGAAACCAGAAAGGCCGCTCAGAGTTCCGGCTTTTTCGCACGCCTTACAACCGCGCCAAGGCGACGGTGCAAGCTGGGCAGCTTGACCTCTACGCCTGCACGCTCATCGAGAACGCTTGGAGGGAATGGCAGCGCAAAGAGTTCTGCACAGTCACGGGAAAATACACCTACAACGAGACCCGCCAAATCCGACTCATTTCCGCAGCGCGTGACGGGGATTTCTTCATCCGCAAGATTGAAGACGCCAAGATCAACAAGTTCGGATTCAGCCTCCAGTTGATTAACTCCGAATGGTGCGACTTCAATTTGAACATTGCCAGATTGGAGAATGGAAACACGATCCGAATGGGGATTGAAATGGACAGCTACGGAAAGCCCGTGGCGTTCCACTTCATCAAGGTCGATCCGTGGGCGTGGCAGTTTGGGCAGCCCGGATGGAACGTCACAGCAGCCAAAGGACACGAACGCATCCCGGCGAAGGAAATCATTCACTACGCACGATTCAGCAACGCGGACAGCACACGCCCGGCTCCGTGGTGCGCGCCTGTGATGCAGAAGATTCGGCAGCTTGATAAGTTTGAAGAGGCCGAAGTCATTGCAGCCCGTGCAGCCGCAAGCAAAATGGGCGTTGTGGAGTCTGACATTGTGCCAGAGGGCGGCATCGATGTTTCTCCAGACCCGTGCAAGGCTGGCACATGGGAAATGAGTCCCGGCAGTATTCAAGGAATGCCGTTTGGCATGAAGATGCGCGCCATTGATTGGCAGCATCCAAACGGAAACTTTGAGAACTTCCGAAAGGGGATGCTCCGAAGCATTTGCGCGGGTCTTCCCGGCGCTGACTACAACGTCATTGCGAACGACCTAGAAAACATCAACTTTTCAGCGGGTCGACTGGGGCGTCTCGACACAAACGAGATGTGGAAGCAGTTGCAGCGGTTCGACATTGAAACCGCAGAGCGCCCCATCTTCGAAGCGTGGCTGGAAATGGCGCTTCTCTCTGGCGTCATCAAGCTTCCTTACGCGAAGTATGCGAAATACAACAAGCCCCATTTCAGCGGTAGGCGATGGGCTGGCGTTGACGTGATGAAAGAAGTGAACGCGGCGGCAACGGCCATCGAAAATAAGATGATGAGCTATAGCCAGTGGTTTGACGAGCAAGGGCTAGACCTTGAAGAAGTTTGGATGGAGATCGCGGAAGAACAGATGCTTGCCGACGACCTCGGACTAGAACTGCCAAAACCGGAGGGCGCACAGAATGAAGAACCAGAAACCGAAGAAGAAGAAACCGAAGAACCAGCCAAAAAGCCCAAGGCCAAGTCCCGGCGACTCAATGGAGTTCACTAACCGCGACCCGCGCAACCTGATTACACGATGAACAAGCAAATCGAGATTCCAAAAACGCTACACCGCTCCGGTGGATTTGAGCCGATGGAGGATGGTTCAATGCGTCTCAGTATTTCCAGCGATGTGCCTTACCTGCGATATGATTACCGCAGCGGCGAAGAGTATTACGAAGTCCTAGACCATACGCCGGGGGCCGTGGACATGTCCCGGCTGGAAGGTGGCGCGCCCCTGCTTTTCAACCATGACAGGAACGTGCTTATCGGCACGCTGAATAACCCAAAATGCACGGGTGGGCGTTGCTACGTCAACGCACGCATCAGCGAGGCTCCAGACGTGGAAAGCTACCGCGTGAAGGTTAAGGAAGGCATCCTGAAAGATACCTCGATTGGCTACAGCATCACCAGCGATGGAACGCCAATGGGCAAGAAGGACGGGAAGCCCGTTTACAAGTTCAAGTTTGCCGTGCATGAGGCATCGCTTGTCACAATTCCCGCAGATACCACGGTTGGCGTAGGTCGACAGAGGTCGGAAGAAAACGGAGCGGAAAAAGTCGTTATCGCAATCGACTTGCAAAAAGACATTGACGAAACACCAGAAATCGTGCAAACGCAAACCACTGGCAATAACGCGCCAACCAAAAAATCTATGAGCGAACAAATTGAAGCCCCAAAAATCGACATCGTAGCCGAACGCGCTAAATGGGAAAACGAATCCATCGCACGCCGGAAACAGTTCGACGAGTTTTGCGATACGGTAGCACAGAAGCGCAACATCGATGTCCGCCCGCTGGCGAAAGAGTATCTCGACGGCGACAAGCGCGCCAAGAGCTTCGATGATTTCCGCCAAGAGGTTTTCGTGGGTGAGTTCAAAGCCGTTCCGGTCAACACCAACGGCGAAATCCCCGGCGTGACGGAAAAGGAAGTGAAGCGGTTCAGCGTCATCAAGGCGCTTCGCGACATGGCGCAGGGTGGACGCCTTGAAGGCCTGGAGCGCGAGATGTGCGCAGCGGCACAAAAGGAGCTACGCCGCGACCTGAGCAAAGCAGGTGCTTTCATCCTTCCCGCCGAAGTCACTCGTCACTTCCAGATGGAACAGTTCATGCAGCGCGCTCAATCCGCTGGCGTGTTCTCCGCAGGCGGCGCGACTGTTGCGCAGGAAATGCAGGGGTTGATTGAATTTCTCCGCAACCAGACAGTCTTGGGCAAGCTGGGTATCACGATCCTTTCCGGCCTTGTCGGCGACCTCGTTTTCCCGGTTCAGACCGGGGGCGCGACCGCCTATTGGGTTTCTGAGACTGGTGCGCTGACTGATTCCGAAGCCACCTTCGGCAACAAGACGATGACACCCCATCGCCTTGGTGCAACGATTCCGCTCACCACGCAGCTACTCGCGCAGTCCAGCATTTCCATGGAAAACTGGGTGCGGACTGAACTCGACACCGTTACCGCGCTCAAAGCGGACGCGGCAGGACTCCAGGGCACCGGAGTTGCAGGCGAGCCGCTCGGCGTCGCCAACACCACGGGCATCAACGCAACCGTCACTTTTGGCGGAGCGGCCACATGGGAAGACGTGGTCGAGTTTGAAACCGGAATCGCCACGGATAACGCCATCATCGGTGAAATGAAGTTTGCGCTCTCCACCGCCGCAGTTGGCAAGTGGAAGACCATCCTACGCAGTTCGGTGGCTGGCGCGTCTTACCTCATTTTGGACAACATGACCGCCAACGGCTACACAGTGGAGCGCACAAACCAGATTGCCGGGAACATCGCCTTCTTTGGCGTGTGGGCTCAGTTGCTTCGCGGCATCTGGGCGGGCCGCGAAATCATCGTTGACCCCTACGCGCTGAAGAAGTCCGGCCAGATTGAAGTTACCGTCAACGAAATGACGGACTTCCTCTGCCGCCAGCCCGCTTCGTTCAATGTTTCCACCGACTCCGCTGCTCAGTAATTATGAAAGCCGAAGTAATCGCAACCCGCAAGCAGGGCAACACCACGATTGATTCTCGACCTGTAAAGGTTGGCGACATCGTGGAATTGTCCGAAGCCACGCTCAAAAACCTTTGCCGAAAAGGCATCGTCAAACCCTCTGACAACGAGGCTAAGGCGGTTGACCTTTCAGCCCCGTCTATTCTGGACGAGGAGCAGGCACGCAATCAGGCCAACGACCTCGCCGCAGCCCGCGCAGTCAAAAAGGCAGCGGACGACAAAGCCAAAGCGCAAAACAAATAACCACCCAACACAATGGACGTAAACGGACAATTCACAGCAGTCACGCTGCTTAACAAGCAGATTTCCACGGGCGCGGGAACGGCCACCTTTGCGGGTGTTGACCTCCGCGACTTTATCGGCGGATGCAAGCTCATCCTTTCCAACATCGCAAACACTGCGGACGGCTCGACCACCAACACTATCAGCTTGCTCGACAGCGCGGACAACACCACGTTCGCCGCGTTGACCTCGCCCACGTTTACGCCCATCACGGCCACGACTGCGCTGCAAGAAGTGATGCTCGATACTCGCAGCGTGCGGCGTTACGTGCAGGCGCGGCACGTCGCCACTGGAACCACGGGCACGCATACGTGCGCTGTGATTCTGGTCGGTCAGAAGCAAGTTGAGCCCTAATTTTCGGGAGTGAGGTTTCATACAGGGAGCCCGCTGGGAGCAATTCCAGCGGGTTTTCTGTTGACGTGGTGCGTGTTTTAGCTGTAAACGGAAAAGTCACGATTTACAATACGCGGCTGTAGTTTAATCCGAACGGGGAAATCCCAAGTAGGGCATAATTTGCGGCAAAACACTGATTAAAAAGAGATTCTGGTTCGAACCCGGATGGCCGCGCCAGTGAAAACAACACAGGGAGCGGGAACCCTTGAACCGCCAATATGAAGCCATACCTAGACCTAGCACAGCAGCTTGCCGACAAAGGCCAATTCACAGGCGCGGAAGTGCTTTGGAAATACTGCCTAGCGCAAGGGCACGAAAGCCCGAAGGTTGTTTTCAACGTGGGGCGAATGGTGCAAGCACAGGCAACGACTTCATGTAGGAAAGCAGAGGCGGCGGGATGGTATGAGCGGCTAATTTGCGACCCGTCCGCAAGTCTGGAAGACAAGTCCGACGCATTGCAGAATTTGGGATGCCTGATGCACCAAAGCTTGCGACCTGACAAGGCGTGCATCGCCTTCAACCTTGCCTTGCAGATCGACCCTGAAAACGAGGTTGCGCGCCGGAACCTAGCCGTTGCGCTGGAACAGTGCGGACGATGGGAAGAATGCGACGCCGAGTATGTCGCCATTCTGAAAAAGGATTGGAACGACGCGGGAGCGCATTTCAGCCGGGGAATGATTGCGCTCTTGCTGGGTGACTACATGCGCGGGTGGGCTGAATACGAGTGGAGGTTTAAGGTTGATACATTCCCAACCAAGCCTTTCGAGACGCAGGCGCAATGTTGGCACGGCGAGGATTTGGACGGGAAGACGATCACAATCACACATGAGCAAGGGTTCGGAGACTGCATTATGGGGATTCGCTACGCCCGCGAGATAAAGCGGAGATGGCCCAATGCAACGGTCTGGTGGTACGGGCACAGCGCGCTTAGGCAGTTGATGAAATGTGCAGACGGCGTTGATGAGGCGTTCGACGCTGCCGACGAACAGGGGCGTATGTTGCGCGGCGAGACGCCTATTCCCTACCACTTCCACTGCCCCGTTTTGAGCCTCCCTCACCGCTTCGTGACAACGCCGGACACGGTGCCAGCGGGGCGCTATATCGCCGTCCCAAACGACCGCATTACACTTGGCGACAACTCCAAAAAACGTATCGGCATCGTGTGGGCAGGCTCCCCGCGCCACGGAAAGGACGCTTGGCGCTCGATTCCGCCTGAGTCCTTTCAGCCCATCGTTGACGCACACCCAGATTGCCAGTTCTACAGCCTGCAAGTGGGGCCGAGACAGCATGAGGTCTTGCGACTCAATCGCGTCGTGTATGCGGCGGCAGAGATTGTGAGGATCGGCGATTGGACGGCTACGGCGGAAGTCCTGCAACAACTCGACCTTCTAATCTCCGTGGATACCGCGTGTGTTCACCTCGCGGGCGCGATGGGGGTTCCAGTCTGGATGCTTTGCCCATCATCGCCGGACTTCCGATGGGGGCTGAGTGGCGAGACAACGCCGTGGTATGATTCCATGCGCATTTTTCGCCAGCCCAAGGAGGGCGATTGGCAGAGTGTGCTAAACCGCGTGAATGAATCCCTATGAAAACCGAACTTACCAATGAACAAAAAGTAGAACCACTCTCCACAGTTGAGGACGTGATGGAAATTCTCAGGCTTAAAAGAGGCGCAGTTTACCGCCTAGTTTCTGAATGCGGAATGCCTGCTATCAGGATCAACCGCCGCGTTCTCCGCTTTCGCATGGAAGACGTGAAAGCATGGTTCACGGCACGTTCTGTATGAACTACTCCCGAATCTCAAACTTCATCGCCCATTGCGCCTCGACGGTCTACGCCGAACCGCGCAGCCAAGGACACGACGCAATAACCGCGCAGATGTTCCCGGCGTTCTCTGCAAAGCTGATGCCGCACTCCACGGTGTTGGATGTAGGCTGCGGCAAAGGGCCAGCCCTCGACCTGTTCAGGGATGCAGGGCACCGAGCTATCGGAATCACGGCATCTCCCGAGGACGTAGCGGACTGCGTAGCAGCTGGGCACGATTGCAGGCAGATGGATCAACACGGGATGCCGAAGGAGTGGACAGGGTTCTTTAACGCCGTGTGGGCTCGCCATATCGCGGAGCACTCCCCTATCCCGCTGTTTGCCTTGAAGGAATACGCCAGGGTGATGAAGCCGGGAGGACTGCTTTATTTGGAAGTCCCATCGCCTGACACCGTGGCGAACCATCCCGCAAACCCGAACCACTACAGCGTTTTCACCGCGCCCGCGTGGGCGTGCCTGCTCGACAAGGCAGGCTTTGAGGTCACAGACTGCACAACCATCAACATCCAACTCGGAATCGGCCCTGATGCCTATTTCGCGTTTACCTGCCCGAAACTATGAACCGAACACTAAATCTACATTGGGACAACTACAAAGAAGCGCCAGAATGGGCAAAACGGCCAAGTCGTGAGAATCTCTCATCTCCGCTGACAGACGGAAGCACTCGCTATGATTTTGCTGGATATGCTTATGTTGAAGAGTCCATTAGAAATTCATCGAGCATGCATGACACATTGGATGTTACCCTTACCGTGACCCGCGAAGACATCCTATGACCCTCTACTATCCCGGCCAAAAGGAAGGCCCGTTCGGATGGGCGACGTGTAATCGCCATCTGTCCGCAGCCCTCGCGAATCACTTCACACTCACGCAAGACCCGTGCGCAGACGTGGGCTTCTACCCCATTGCAGACCATGAATTTAATCCGTGCGAGGAAATGCGCGCATCGGTGAAGATTGGCTATGCTTTTTTCGAGTTCCCGCTAGGCGCAAAGGTCGCAGATAACGCCAAACGCTACGACCTCATTTTCGTTGGTTCGACATGGTGCCAGCAAAAGCTTGCAGAGCGCGGGATTGCCTCGCATGTGCTTATTCAGGGCGTGGAGTATGGGACGTTCAAGCCAGCGCCATGCTTGTTTAAGGATGAGATCGACGCCACTATTGAGGATGAACCATTTGAATTTATGAATCCGCAGTTCCGCGTATTCAGCGGCGGAAAGTTTGAATGGCGCAAGGGGCAAGATTTGGTCATCCGCGCTTTCGCTGAGTTTGCGAAGGAAGTGCCGGAAGCGCATTTGGTGACGGCTTGGTTTAACCCGTGGCCTTTCTTGGTGCGCTCTATGGTTCCCGCTGGGCTCAGGTTTCCGCATGGCGACCTGAACATCATCGACATTACAGCGGCGAATCAATGCGCGCTGTTTGATCTGCTTCTAACTCAAAACGGCATCCCTCACGACCGTTGCACCGTTCTCCCACAACTCACGCATTCGCAGCTTGCGCAGGAAATGCGCTCAACGGACGTGGGGCTATTCCCGAACCGCTGCGAAGGGGGCACAAACCTCGTTCTGATGGAATACGCGGCATGTGGTAGAAAAGTAGTCGCAAACGCTAAGACGGGGCACCGGGACATTGCTGCGGCTATCGATTACGTCATAGAGTGCAATGAGGACGAGAACGGATGGGCGTTCCAGACCGTTCCCAAGGTGCTCGATGCTCTGCGGCTCGCATACCAGAACCGCCACAGCCCGCGCTTTGCGGATTCGCCGCGCTGGACTTGGGCGGATGCCGCTGAAAAGGTTGCAATGGCTATCTCCGAAAGGTATGTAAAGGCATGAGCGAAATCACCGCCGCATTTGCTGAACTGCTGGACGCCCAAGAGGACGCCACGGGAAAGCGCCCCGCGATAACCATCGGCTCCGATGCAGTGGAGTGCATCCTTGGCAGTGATGCACAAGACCCTGCTTTCTACGGCGGCGGCGTGGCGTCATCGGGACAGCTTACTTGCCAGACGCTTTACAGCGCGTGGACTACGCTCCCAGCAAAGGGAGATTCGGCGGTTATCAGCGAGACGCCAAGCGGCGACAACATCACGATCCAAGTCCTTTTCACCACGGAACGGCACGGAATCCTTTACATCGAATTGGGCGACAACTCCGCATAGTATGGCAGACCCGAACCAAGAGAAGATTGAGGCAATCATCATTGCGCTATTGCAGACGCAAGCGCCCTTTACGAACTCGTCAACCGCTCCCGTGGTGGCATGGGATGCCGACGCTTCCACTATCGGCAAAAAGGATCGCGTCATTGTGCAGTGCGAAGAACCAGTTCCCGAGGTGCCAGCGCGCAACCCTTCCGTTGCGGCTCCAGTGAATCGGGCCACAGTCAACATTTACACCCGTTTTACCACAAACTCAGCCGACACGCTCAATACCTGGGTGGCAGCGGTGGACGCGGCCCTTGCAACCGCCCCGGCTGGCGTCGTGACGTTGGCAACTGCCAGCTACCCGAACGGGTTCACAATCGACACAGTGACAGAGGGAAACCGTCAGCAAGACGGCGTTGAACAGCGGGAACGAATCAAAACGTTCAGCGTGGTCTATCGCAACTGACTTGCATTTACCCTTGACTACATAAAGAGGACGTAGGACAAGGGAAGGCATGGCAACCCTTGTTAATCTTTCTGGATTTCAGCGCGGTGTTGAAGCCGATGAAACGGGCATCAACATTGATACCTACGAGGTTGTTTCCCGCCCTGAGTTTCGAGACGACCTGCCGGACAAGTCTGGAGAAGTGAGGGGATTTGCAGTTGGGCAAACCATGTCGGAAATCACGATTACGGGCGAGGTAAGCGGGGGTACTGGAATCATGGCCGTGGTTTCCTCAACCGCTGCAACTATCGCAAACGATGTGAACCAGTTCGGGCAGACGGTCGGCGGTTCGTATGCAGTCGAATTTACGCAGTCTCAGAGCCGCGACGGGTTCCGCAGGGTCAACGTCCGGTTCCAACGCTACGCTGGCGTGACGTAGAACAGCGCCCAAAACCAATAAACCAATGTCTGAAATCAATCCGTTGGCGATATTCGCCACGAACAACTTCGCGCTTGCCGTGGTCTTGTCCACTGTGGGCGTTCCTTGGGCCGATGAAGGGCATCGGTGCAGCAACGAATACAGCGCGGAAGACCTGCAAAAAGCTGGGCTCACAGCGGAGCAAGCGGTTGCGAACGGTTCACCCGGTCAGGTTCAATGGTTTTTCCAGCGCACGGACGAGCTTTCCAGCATACTTTCCGACTTTGATGCCATATGGAAAAGCAAGCCAGGGGATGATTTGAACGTTCCTGCCACGTCACAGAGGGATGCAGCCAAGATCGTCACAATGGCCCTAAAAAACCGCAAGACGCTGGTGAACGACTGGAAGGTGCCAGCGCCACGGGTGGCAATCAAACGGGGAAGCAATGGAGAGAAAACGGTCATTACGAAGAACACCCCGCCCGCAGTCAGAAAGGCACTTGGACTATGATTGACGAAGAAGAAATCAAACCGCTTGCGCCATCGGTAAACACGGGCGAACTCGGGCGCATCTTCACATTCAACGGGAAGACGCTTAACCCGATGTCGTGGCATCACACGTTCGCCTATTGGCGGATTGCATCCGATAAGATGTCAGCCCTTGAAAGCGCCTGCATCCTTGTTTGGCTGCTCCAGAGGGACGGGAAAGCTGCAAACGCCATACGGGGCGATGAGGCAGAGGAAAAGGCGCGCATGGAGGCTATCGAGTGGGCTTCCAAGGCTGGACTTGGGCGCGGAGACTTCAACGAGCGCATCCTTGCAGTCGCGAAGGAGATCAACGAAGACCGCGAGCAAGCCGAAAGCGTAGAACCTGCCGGGGGCGTATCGGGAAACGGATAGGGCCGGGAAGTGGCACGGCTTACGTTGCGCGCATCTCGGCACTTCTCCACGGCTCTTTGACGCCCTCGCAGATATTGGGCGAACTCAGCTTTGCGGACGGAACGCGGTTCTTGAATCAGCATTGGCTCGAAATGGAACGTGAGCACACGCTAAAGCCCGCAGTCAAAGCCGCGCAGATTGACACAGCATCGTTGTTCTCGTAATTGGAGGCATGGCCACGAAGCTGGAAACCAGTCTATCCGGATTCAACCGCGCATTGCATCGAATTTCAGCGGTGAGCAATAAAACTTTCGAGGAGGAGCTAAACCGAAACATGTTGAAGCTGTGCATTGGCGCGAAAGGGGTGAAAGGACTCGTTCAGCTTACGAAGAAAGCCACAGAGGACGGCATTCGCGCAGACCTTGCCAGACCGTACAGAGGCGGGCGTCCGCTGTCTCATTTGCTCGCAGTGCAATCGCTCAAAAGGCGAGGGCAACAAATCACAACAGCAGCCATTGCGCAGGAGGAAAACAAGATCATCCAAAGGCGCGTCGGGACTCGCGCATACATGGCGGCGAGTTGGCTGTTCTCCGCTCTCAGCCTCGCCCCGCATGTCAAAGGCGCAAAGCTCACCCGCATGGACAGCATCCCGCAGAAGCCGGGAGGTAGCGCTGCAAAAGCGGACGCGCAGGCAGCTACAAAAAGCCGTTTGAAATGCACCGTTTTTAACACAGCGGAAGGCGCGGCCCTTGTCGGCAGTCCAGCCGTTCCGCGTGCGCTGAATCAGGTTCGGAGGGACATGGAGAAGTACACGGCGCGGAAGATGGGCGAGGCTTACGCCAAGAGCAAGGCGACTAGCTAAACGCATTTGACTTGCAGTAAGGCGTTGGGTATGACTGCCGAAACCAAACCCAATGGCCGCACAATACGACATTTCGATTACAGCCGGAATTGATCCCGCTGGCGTAAAGCGCGGGACAAAGGAGATGGAGCGCGACACGAAAGCGTTTGCGCGTGGGGCAGAGATGGAGTTTCGGAAGGTAGAGAAGTCGCAAGCGCGGCTAATGAATCAGGCGCAACGGGGAGGCCGTGGAGGCAAAGGCGGGTTTGCGCTTGGGCAAGCCGCCATGCAGATTCAGGATATTTCCGTGCAGGCACAGGCGGGCGCACGGGCGACAACGATTATTGCGCAGCAGGGCTCACAAATTGCGTCCGCATTTGGCCCCATTGGTATGCTTGTCGGTGCCGTGATTGCGCTGGGTGCTGCCCTCTACGATGTCGCCAGCGGAGCGCAAGAGGCAGAGGCTAAGGCTTCGCGGCTTCGTGACACCCTGCAAAAGATGATGGCGGCAAACGTTGGCGTTGTCGGTTCAGAGGTTGCAGACGATCAGGCTATTGCGGTTCTCAACGAGGAAATCAAGAGAGGCAAAGAAGCAGCACAGAATTTAGAACGGCGAATTGCACTGGAAAACAAGCTTCGTGACATCCGCAATTCCGGCGCATCCCCTGGAGTGAAAGAGGCTGCGATGAACTCGGCGCAAGACCGCTTTGATGCCGAGGAGCGGTTGAGGCAGAAGCAGCGTGACCGTGAACGGCGCACACTAGAAGTCGAGACAGCAGGCAAGCGCATTCTTGATAGAGCTAACGAATACCTTACGCCTGCATCCGAACGTAGCGCAGCACGCAGCCAAGAAAGGCGTGAGCGCAGAGCGATTCGCAGAGCAGCGGAAAGCGAGGTAAACGCCATTGACGCCGACAAGCGCAGGCAGGCTCCGTTTGGGCGCACGTCTGGCCTTACTCGCAGAGAGCGCCAAGATATGATTGACGCTCGCGTAAAAGCAGCGGAGATCAAAAAAAACGGGTTGGAGAACGTCGCCAAGATTGAACAAAAAAGCATAGACGACCTTGTTGAAGCAATCGGGAAACTCCTCACAAAATGAGTATTACTTACGTTGGCGATTGCAGTTTTAAGGAGATGCCGCAAAGCGGTTCGATTGAGATTGACCCTTGGGGGATGGACAAGCTCACCCGCGTCTGGAGTGGGAAGAACTCCGACCTTGATACATTTCTTGACAACATCGGACAGGGCGGAATTGAGGTTGTCTACAGTCAGAATCCCGTTGCGGGCGTCACAGCGATTCTCGACCGTAGCCGCACAATCGCGGACAGCCTTTACCCTCAAATGTTTGCCGTGTCGTTCTCAATCGACATTGCGCGAGCGTTTGCAGTGGTCACTGCTAACTATCGGGGCGTCTCTACCGGGAAGCTTCCGCCCCCCGTGCCGAGCTTTGGCTATCGCACTCAAAGCGTGACGCTGGAATACGGCATAGACGGGAGCGGCATCACCGCCACGTTTCAATACAACGCCCCGTATTCAACATATACCTACGTGACGCGCAAGCAACCTCGCAAGGCGATCTACAAGTCCAAGCTGGAATACCTGCAAGACAGTATCCAAATCGTGAGCCGCACAGGAGCGGGAGGCGTCGTTAAATACTTCGTAGGGCCGTCCGTGACGAACAAGAGCGGCAACACGCAGAACATCAACAACGGCGGCACGGCGGGGCATTACAACGCCGTGGTGGAGGTCATTGGAACGCTAGATGCGCAACCGGATGGGCAATGGTGGAACGTGGTCGAGACTAACGAGATGATTCTTACGCCATTGAACCTTTCAAATGACGGCTGGGCCTATCAACTCGGACTTGCATGAACCCATTTTTCACAAACACTGGTAAGGTAAAGGCAATCAAGCAGTTTGTCGGCGGGAATGAAAAGCAGCGCACGCACTTAAACGAGGTAGTTGACGCTGTTAACACTGTCACGAAAGAGGCGCAAAAGACCAAAGCGGCAGACGCCGTGCTTGCTAATCTCGAAAACATGAAACCAGTCCTTGTTTACCTCGTCGCCAACGGTGCGCCCGCGCTTGTCAAAATCCCGATGGAGATTCAGGCATGAGGGTTTGGGCGCTCTACAGTAATTCGATAGAGACGCCGCTTTCCTTGATTCAGCCGCCGCGTTCGCTTGTGGCATGGACAGGCGAGCGAAGCACGACGCAAGCCGAGGTTCCCCAGGGCTACCCGATTCTGATGACTGATTTGCAGTTCACGGAATGGTTGTATCGATTCAAGGTTCACGATTTCGACATCGCTTACGAGCTTTCCGGCGTCCATCCTACTTCTGGAGATACCTACACTATTTCGGGGGCCGCGTCTGCAACTGTAGCGTCGGCGCAATCTGCTTTCGAAGAGTCTGAGCTAATCGAGGACTACAGCCTAACCGGGGGCGCGCAAGGCGGTTTCTCCGGCTCAATCTCAGGCACTCAGACGACTACTTTCGGAACATCCTCTGAAACTGCGACATTGAACGGAACCCTTACGTTGCAAGTCGCGTTTGGGCGCTACACGCTGCCAACTCCGACACTGGTTGTTCCATACTACTACCGCACAGACTTGGATCAGTGGCTTCCCTCGCTCAACGTGGCATCGGCATTTGGCGGCTCTGGTATTTTCAACCTGTCCTTTTCTGCTATTCCTTCGCCTGTTCCCGGCGTTGGCGAAAAGATTGTGCCAGTGACAATCACGGTAAACGGCGAATCAACAACCGCGCAGGCGCTCATTCTGGACTGGCTCAACTTCACATCGTTTTCCGCGTCCATCACGCCGAATACATGGTGGGAGTATCGAGACGCAAACGGCGCAAACCCGATTTGGAACAGCATTGACGGGGCGAAGCTGCTCCCCAATACGCTGCCGATGGGGAGCTAGACAGCAAAAACCCCGGCGCTGTGCAAACAACGCCGGGGTGAACCGGTTCTACACCTGAAATGTTTCCCGCCTCACACGTCGCTCGCAAGTTCCCGTTTGGTTAATTGCCGCGTGAGGCGGGGTGAGCGGTGTGCTCGGAAGGGGTTTCACCTCCAGTAGCCTTTCGGCGCGCAGCGGCGTCCCGCTGCATGGCTCAATCTCCTTAGGTGGAGACTCCGGCTGTTGCCGTGCCTGCGATGCACATTAAATTCCATGAATTGTGCGGCGCTGACTTTCGTCAGGGTGGTCTATTTTTACCAAAGGCGTGCTGCCCCTTGGCGGGAGTTTGTTCTACCACAGCATTCAGCACTAACCGTGGCATCATGACCTGTTAACCCCTACATCGCCGCACAATTCAAAGAACTCGGCTCGGTTCAGCGGGCGGGCGAGTCATCTCCCGCGACCGTCCATAGTCCTTAGGACGAATGATCGACTCTGTGTTTAGGTCTGCCGCTGAACGGAACCGAGGGCTGTGTTGAGCGGGCCGATTGCTCGGCTAGTGTGGGCCTTCGGTAGTTGCCACCGCCCAACCTTCAACTGGTCTCACCGAGACAGTATGACCGGACAAGCTCGCTTACGTTTGATAGGAAAAGATCACTTTAAACCAGTTTCCCCGCAGACGAACCAGCTACCCGACAGTAACCCCCTCGACGCAACTTTAAGCGCGTGTTCTGATCCACGCCGCCGCTCAACACAACTCTCGATGTCAAAGAACTGCAATGCTCTCGATTCAGCGGGTCACGTCGTTCTCGTGGCCGTCAGGTGGCTTTCGCCGTCCAGATTCGTCAATCATTTGGCCTCTCCCGAATTGCACGGTGGTAAACGAGCCGTCACTGCCGCTGAATCGAAAACACTGCAAAGAACTGCCGCTACTTTCCCGGCTGGTCACTGCTGGAAGGGTTTACCCATGCAGTTGCGGTGCTTAACGAATCCCCTTCAAACGTGATGCGGTGAGAAGTCATCGCGCATCAAACAGGTTAAGTTTTCCGCATCTGTCGGTTGCCCGACCGCGTTGCATTGAGGCTGTCTTCCCTGTTATAAATTCTCAAAGAACTTCCTCCTTCTACGCTACTCCGCGAACGGGCGCAAGTGTTTTTGCTGATAAATTAGCTACAGCATCTTTATTCCTTCAACTACCTCGTCAAAATCGAGTTCGTGGTACTCGCACCAATCAAAAAGCGTGTTCCTCTGCTTTTGGTTGATGGTCTTTGCGGCGGTGCGGTTCCCGTAGTCTGAAAGCCGAATCCATCCCAATTTATCGGCTTTTGCTTCTGCGTCGTCCTCTTTCCCTCCAAGTACGCATTGAGCAATAAATCCGTGAAGCATGTGCTCATCGCACGGCCAAAACTTTCCGCTGTGGTCAATCCATCCCTCATCGGTAAAACCAAGGGATTGCAGGAATTTGCGAAATCTGGCGTTTGTAATTTGGTCTTCTGTTAGTCTCATAGAGTGATGGCGTGGAAGAATAGAGCGGGCACCTAGGAACCGTGAGGCCACACCGAAAGCACTTTTTGTAAGCTCTCATGGCGATGATCATTTTCCTCGGCCAACTTTGTTGACAGGCCACGCCGCGAATGATAATCTACGTATGCAATCAGTGATACCACTCTGGCGTGTCGCCCGTTCTGCGGTGTGGCCGCTTTACTCGCAAAAGTAAAAAGAAGGTGTCCACCTCGGCCCTAGTGAGCGTCCTGCGAAGATCAACTCACTAGGGCCGTGTCCTATCTACGAGACGCACGGCGGTGGACAATGCCCGTGCGCCCCTGCGCGTTAACAATGGCCTCATGCGGCGTCAGCCTCCTTTCCTTTGGTTTGTGGGGTTTAGACCGATAGGCTACAGCTTGGAGGGAGGAAACGAGGGAGCGCCGTGGAAACACTGTCCTACGAGGTAGGCAGTGTTGCTTTCCATGTGATAAGCTAAGCCCGTCGGTCGGTCGCTCAGTCGCTTCATGTAGGCTTTGCTTTGGGTGTGACGGTAACGCGGTCAGCGATTCAATACGTAGCAGGGAGCCTCAATGATGTTCGATTCCAGACGTGGAGGATTGTCCACGCACAAGGGCCGGGAACTCTGGTGCGTGTATTATTCGCACGTCCTAACCGGGAATTGAAAACATCCATGCCCGAACGCCGCCCACATGCAGCATCCGCGTTTTCGCCCTTGTCGCCCCAGCATACCGCTTGCACGGTCAAAGCTTGGAGCTTTCTGCGTGCGCTGCCATAGCAAGCGCCTCACATGTTCCTCCCGCCTATGTCTCGCGGAGTGCGAGGTTCGCGGGCCGATTCCCAGAAATGAAAATCCCGCAGAGTGGCCTTAATCACCTGCGGGTTTCATCTGGATACTCGTCCAGCAAGCATTCGCCGCGTGCGGCAAATCTATGAAAACATCGTTCGGTATTTAAGGCATTGCGAACGCCTCAACACTGCCGAACATTTTTGTTGTTTGCAAGGGAAATTCCCGCGAGTCCGCAACCCTCCTCGCGGGTCTCCTCCCCAAGAGATCTAATAAATCGGTTTCTTCCCCTGACTGCCCGGCTGCCAAGGCGCGTAGCCGTTGACCTTGCGCCTGTCTTCAAGCTGGGAGAAGTGGCATTCTGAACACTTCACGGACGTGAGCAGCGGGCGCTTCCCGCAGTTGATGCACAGTCCAGCGGCTTTCTTTCTAGCCTGCCATCGGGCTTGTTTGGTAGTCATTCTGCGTCGAATTCTTGTCCGTGGATTTCCAGTTCAACGCAGTTCGTAAAAGAACGGTCGTCCACTGAATCAACGGAAAACTTCCCGCCGTATCCGCCGTTGTAATCGTCAAAGACAACCTCAACGTCACCGCGTCGGCGCTTTGCTGTTTCGAGTCGTTCGACGAGTTCGGAGATTTTCATTTGGATGCGTTAAAATCTGAAATCGCGGCCTCGACGCGGGCGATAACCGCCCCGCCGTAAGCCGATTTTGTGAGCTTGAAGAACTCGGAGAGCGTCATCATCCCGGCATCCATATCGAGGCCGTGCGTCTTGGCGAACGCGACACGGCCAGACTCGCAGCTTCCTGTCAGCCGTCCGTGCCACTCGAAAAAGTGACGCACTGGATATTTGATTTCTGGATCGTGGCCGACGCGGACAAACTCTTCAATCCGCTCATCTACTGACATTTCCGCGATGAGCTTTTCTTCTAGTGATTTCACAGCATCGCGGGCGGTATCGCCGTGTGCGTAGGTGTATCCTTGGCGAGCGACAAAGCACGGTTTCCGCGAGAAATCAGCCAAGTTGACCGTAAACCCCTTCGCGAGATTTCCTCGGACGCTGGTTATAATCGTGGGAACGCCATCGATATATTCGATTAGGTCTTTCCCGATGGATTTGATGCCATACCCATACCCATACCCATTCCCATCCCCATTCCCATCCCCATACCCATACCCATACCCATACCCATACCCATTCCCATCCCCATTCCCATCCCCATACCCATCCCCATACCCATCCCCATACCCATCCCCATACCCATCCCCATACCCATTCCCATACCCATACGGTTTTTTGGTGTAAAACTTTACTGCTTCCATGGCTTCACCGAGTTGATGCTTGCTTGCGCTTCTGGCGTAGTGGCGATGATTTCGATCACACCGAGAATCGTGATTTCGGAAACAGCCTGCGGGAATTTGCAGCAAGTTGGTTTTTTGGTTCCTTCTGCGGCAAGTTGAGACAGCGAAGCGGCTCCAGCCCATTGCCAAATACGGCGAGCGTCGTGAAGAGTTACTTCGTCGCCCGTCTTTTTGACGAGCTTTCCGAAGAACACGCCTGCATTTGTGGCGCGGATGATTACGTAGGGTTGTTTGGTTTTTGTGGTTTTCATAAATTTAGGCGAGCGTGTAGAAAGTGCAGTCAGCGAAAGGAAAGCCGCCGTTTGCCGTCCAGTCATCGGGAACCTGATCCCATGCGAAGAAGGCCATCGCATACTTTTCGCTGACGCTGAGAACGTGAAGCAGGTAGTGCGTTCCGCTCCACTCACAGCGGCAGATGGTGCCGGGCTTGATTTCTTCCTTTGCGAGCGGGGTTTTCTTGGGAGCGGATTCGGTTTGCATGTGTGCTGTTTACTTTTAGCGGCTAAACTACGCAAGAAGAATCTGAAAAATCTTTACAGCTAATTTTAAGCGGCTAGTTTGAAGGCATGGAAGAGCAAGACGATCAACCCGTAGTCCGCAAGTTCAACCCGCACGGCGCAAACGTCCCGCCCAGCGGACTCCACAAGCCGGAACGCGCTGCGGATTTGCAGGCGATTTCGGGCGAGCTTTTGAACATCAGCCTATGACAATTTTCAACCCAGCGGCATCACACAAAGGGGAAAGCGGGCGTCCTAAGCTCTTGGGCGTGTTCCAAGGTGCGACCGATACGCGAGTATCCGATGGCGATGGTGTCCGCTGGGCTGAACTGCTAAAATGAAAGAACGATTTCTTTTAATCTGCCAATTTTGGAAGCTTCCCCACTACGCAAAATGGAGGAACCGAAATAACGTTTTTCGTATCGCGCTCGACATCATCGGAGGGTTTCGGTGGGTGATTTTTGGAGGATATTCTACTGCGGCAGAGTTTCGGAATTTTATTGAAAAGATTAAATCATGACCACACTACAAACCTTCGTCGGATGGGACGGAAAACAGGCACGCAGGGGCGCAATCTCCCGCGTTGCGGAGCACTTGGGATGCAATTACGCCACTGTTCAGAAATGGCTACGCGGCGTTTACGCTCCCGGCGCTGAAACGCAGGCGCGGATTGACAAGATGGTTTCCGCTGGGATCCCGCTCGACCCGAAGAAACGTAAACGCGTTTGACTTGCAATAAGGCAGCAGATAAACGGTAGGGCATGGCACGCAGATTCTTTATCAACCTTGATGCGCCGATTCCCTCGCAGGGGTTCGTTGAATCGTTCGCGCAGAATATCCCGGTTGTAAATCTCACGCAGTTTGCGCGCTCCGATTCATTCCCGATTGAGCTAGTCTTTCTGCGGGAGTCGCAGGACGAGACAGCGGTCTTGCCGTTCTACTACGTTGACCCCTCGGGGTTCTCATCCGTGAAGTTTGGCGGGGGTGTCATTGGGGCGACGCCGGACAGCGGAACGTTTACCCTCACAGACACGGCGGGCTCGCAGACAACGGCGGCGATTGCATACAACGCCAGCGCGGCAACGGTGCAGACTGCCATTCGTGCGGCTCTGACAACCAATTTCAGCGCGGCAACGGTCACGGGCGATGCGGGAGGGCCTTGGAGTATTGATCGGGGCACCACGGGCGCGCTAGCCGATATTACAGGCAGCGCGGCGGCACTCTCTCCGGACGGGTCTACGGTTGTAATCGTTAACGCTCAAAACGGATCGGCTACGCTGAATGAAAAATGGCAGGTAACGCTCGCCAAGGCGTTGCCCATTCTCATCGCTTCGGGCTGGACGGCGCTCCCATCGCCCTCTGTTTCCACAACGGTCGTGCAAGCTGGAAGCGCGACGGTGAACAAAACGTTTCGTGTGACATGGAACGCCGACGCTTACGGTGGGGCCGTCACACTGCTTTTCACTGGCGACACGACTACGGCAACCATCACGCCGATTTCCTACAGCGCCAGCGCAAACGATGTGGCAACCGCTTTTGCCTCGCATGTTGACGTTGCGGACGCTGCAAACATTTCCGTTATCAAGAACGGCCCGGGTGACTACACTGTTGCGTGTGTTGGGACTGGCATCAAGCTTTCCAACACCCCTGCCCTCGCGGAGTCCAATAACACCCTGCAAGTTCCTACGGGGCTTACGGCGGTTTGCACGGTTTCCACCGCTGGCGCTGATGCCATCCTTGGGAACGAGGACAGCGCGAACATCACGCTTGAAGTGGAGGTTCGCCAGTCCAGCGGGCAACCCAACACGGCAGCACAGGCGACAACGAAGCTTCTCAAAGACCTGATTTCAAACACGCCAGGGCAACAGACAGGCACGGAGGACTGGGTGTCATCTGGCGACTTAAAGCAAGACAACACGCTGTTTGTAGATCTGGTTTACGGAAACAACGCCACGGCAACGCGTGAATTTCTTAGTCTTCCGTATGCGAGTCCATTGACCGCATCGGCGGCGGCATCATCCGGTGACTTGATTGTTTTCCGTCCCGCTTCGTTTACAGTGAGCGAAAACATGGGCGCGGATGGGGTGAATTGGTATTTCCCGGCAGGCACTACGGTTTCCGCATCTGGAGACCTAGAATCCGGCATCTTTGACGACAGTGCAAACGGGCTAAACGCTCCATTTTCTTTCACGGTTGATGGCGCTGGCGTGATTTCCTACGAGTCCACTGGAGAGACGACGCCCCTTGTTCACGCGATCAATATCACAAACGCGTCAAGCGAAGTGGTGATTCGGTGCAAAAAGGTAATCGGAGACACAAACGACGACGGCTCAGACTCAAGCGGGGCGGTTGCTGTTTTTGATGGCTCGCTAGAATTGACGTGCGAGGAGGTTTTAAGCACCGGAAAGGGATACTGTGTTTATTGGGAAAACGGAGATTTGTCCGTTAAGGCGCATAAACTTATCGGAACACAAAATGCCGCGATCAGTTCGAATATTCAATCCACTCCAACGGGCAAGTTTTGGGTGGAGGCTCTGGATGTAACAAGCTCTGCATCTTCTGTAATCACAACAGCCGGAAACCAGACCACCGCCCGCGTTTGGATTAACGCTCAGGAGATTTACGCCGCATCTGGATTTAAGGCTGTTGATATTCAAGGGTCTGAAAAGATTTACATCACCGCTCAGAAAATCAGCAATTCGGGCGCAGAATCAGCGGTTTTTATGTCATCGGGAGAGCTTTGGTTAAGGGTGGACAAGATTACAGCCGATGACACGATGCTGGAGCTTACTGGCGGCACGTCATGGATTGACCTTCAAGAGCTAGAAGTCGGAAGCGCAACTGCGGCTTACTGCATTGTGTGCAGCGGCGGAACTCACGTTATTAAAGGCGCTCGGTTTACTGGGGGCGCTTCATCACTTGGAATCAATGTGACGGGCGGCACGCTAACCCTGATAGATTGCTATATAAACACGGCTGCGAACGCATCAGCGCGGCCAATCACCAAATCAGGCGGAACGCTAATTTTACAGAATTGCGCGCTTGTCGCAGAGGCCACGCAAGACAGCATCGAAGCTAGCACCGCGCAAAACGTGAAAGTTTATGGAACCTCAGTCGCCAACAAAGCGAAAGATGCCAACGTCACAATTCAAGTCGGCACGCTCACAGTTTCAACCGATGTAGTCTAAGGGTTTTCCCCTATAATATAACGCCTTGCCTATGCTTTCCACTCTGTTACCAAATGACGCACGCATAGCAGAGCGCAAGAAAGTAGTGAAACGCGCTGCCATGCAGAACGCTAATACATGCGAAATGAGCAACGTTATCACTGACTCTCTTTTTTTGGGCTTGGCAGCAGGCATAGCTTCAACAATCAGCACCCCTGACACGTCCGCATTTGTTGGCAGTCTTGCGGCGGCGGTTATCGCGTTGAACGATGCGCGGAGCACTCAGAAAGACAGGCGAACGCTTGCTTGCGTGGTCATTGCGTCAATCGTGGTCGGAATGCTTTTGCCCGGTGGCATCATGTTTAACTGGTACCCTGATGTGGCGGCAAGATGGACGTTCCATCTTTGGACGCTTTCAGGGCTTGTTTGCGGTCTGCTAGGGTGGGGTGCCGTGCTTGTGGTGCTCGCAGGCGGGAAATGGATTATTGCGCGGAAAGACAAGCTCGCACACAAAGCGGGGCAACATTTCACAGGAATCGACGACAAATGACATACCCAAAAGACACCGCGGCAAACCTCTTTTTCTTCATGCGCAACACGAATGCGTTTTTGAAGACCGGGCTCACGAACATTACCTGCACTCTCACGAAGCAAAACGGCGTCGTCACTACGGTTCCGCTTGCGAACATCTCCGAAGTCGCAAGCTCGCCGGGGCTTTACAAGGTAGCCGCTACGTCAGCGGATATGGACTATGAGGGGCAGCTTACGCTCAACGCTTCGCAGGGTGCCAGTTTCGAGGGGCAGGCGGTTTACTACGTCTCTGATCCGCTCAAACAGATCAAGGCGGCACTCTCCGGGACTGGCACGCTGCCGACTTTCAGCGTCAAGACTTTTGCAATCAACAATCCGCAGGGCGTCGGACTTTCGCTTGCTGGCCTGTTCCCGATTGGAATCAGCGCAGCAGCGGGCGCAAACCCAGCGATTGAAATCACGGCTCCGCAATGGCCTGTTGTTCGCATTGTGGACAGCACCACGGGACAGACTCAGAGTTTCCCAACGCGGACGACTTAACGCTGCTTTCGCGGCGGGTTTGATTGGCGGGGTTGCGTGTAGGGCTCTGGTATCCATGGGGTGAACCTGTAGGCGGCTGAATCATAGTTGAGGGAGAACTTGCGAAAGTCTCCGATCATCCGGTCTTTCTCAACGGAAAGAATAGCGTCCGGTTCGTTGTCGCACGTTTCGCCGTCCTCAATTTTCCGCTCTTTCTCGATGTTCCGCCACATGACAAGCACGTTGTCTGCATTGTTTCGAATGTTTCCGCTTCCGGAAATATCCTGAGACCTTGGGGAAGCATCGCCAGCAGCCTTGCGAGGATGGGCGACAAGGTGAACGTGGCAACCAGTCTCACGGGCGAACGTCACCCCGCGAATAATGAATGACGTTTGGCCGGGATAGTTCTCTTCCATGCCGTCAACGCGCATCAGGGAATCAATCACAATGTCCTTCACTCCATATCGGGCGTGAGCATAGGCCATCAGTTCAAAAAGCTCGTTCTCTGCGATGTGTCCGATGCGGTCATAAAACAGCAAATATCGGTCGAGGTGCTTTACTAGCTGTTGCAGTTTATCCTTGTTCTCCACCGTCTGGAAATTGGCCTTCACGATGCGGTAAATGCACTCGGGGGGCATCGTTTCCAGCGAGACAATTAAAGCGGGCGCACCTTTAGCAAAGGCCAGCGTTGCCACCGCCATGTTCAACAGCGTGCTTTTCCCGTGGCCCGTGGTGCCCGTCCATACGGTCAACTCGCCATCCCGGAAGCGGAAAGTTTTCTGTTTGTTTTTGTGGCTGGTAATGTCGAGGGCGTGCCCCTCGCTATCCGCTTTACTGGGATACCATCGCTCGATCACGGCGTCCGTGTATTTGGACGCAGGCGCAAGGGATGGCATAGAAACGAACGCAGAGGCCTCTAGCCACGCTTTTGCCTCGTCGGCGGTATGTCCGGCCAACAGAGCGTCGTTTGCGTCCTTTTTTGGAAGCTTGACGATGCGGCATCGGTGTTTGCCAAGGCGGTTGATTGTCTCCCGCAAGTTCTCATCGCTCTTTCCGTCCATGTCGAACGAGAGATAAATCGTGTGGAACGCTTCAAGGTTGTTCCATTCGTAGTCAATCCACGTCCGGCCCCCTCCGTTCGGAATGCTCACGGCGTCGATTCCCCACAGAGCCCAAGTCATGGCGTCAATCTGCCCTTCGCAAATCAGAATCTCGCGCTTCTCCCACGCCTCGGGACTGATGCCTTGCCACCCCCACAGCGAAGGCGCGCAACCTTTATCCTGCCAAACCTGCTTTTCAGCGGTCAACGTGCGGTAGGAGTGGTTAAGGAGTTCGCCGCTTGGCGAGTAGGATGGGAACACGATAGCCTTCTTTTCCGGCAGTCCTTTGACCTTGAAACGGTTGACGATAGCGGGCGGAATCTTCCGCTTTTCGGCAAGCCAGTTCATCGCGGCTCCGTTTGCGGTCAACTCGGGATGCGCGGCGGGAGGTTTGGAGTAGTTTCGTTCCGTTAGCGGTTCCTCGCGGATTCCCAAATACGTCTTTGCCTGTTGAACCGCTTCGGGAAGTGGGATGCCCTTCACGCTCGCCCAAAGGTCTAGCAGGTCGCCTTTCTCCACGTCTGCCCAATCTCTCCACCGTCCGGCGTGCGGACCTTCCAAATGCACCTTGAGGCTTTTCCCGGTGTGTCCGTTCGTTCCTCCGCATTCCAACATCTGGCCGTGAATCTTGCCAGCGGGCAGAAGCATTTTCGCAACGGCTTCCGCACTGGCAGAAAGACGTTGGCTGATTTCCTTAACGGTTGTTCTCACTCCTGTTCCTCCTTCATGCTCTCTTCCATCATCTGGGCAAGGCTCTTGCCTTCGAATTTGCCGGGGATGTCGCAATCGCGGAAAATGGGGCGGGCTGCGGGTTGCTTGTGTTGCGGATTCTGCCTTGGCTCAAAAATTCCCGTCCAACCGTTGCTAATGCTGTGGTCAATCGCGGCGATAGCGCGGGCAACGCCCCATTGTTCCATAATGCGAATCTGCTTTTGCTCGGCCAATTCCGTCATGGGTTTTTTCTTCTGCTTTCTGTGGGTTTTAAACTCGCTCCATGCCGTCAAAAATTCAGGCGTTTTCAATGCGTCTGGAATTTCCGCCATGGTGGTATTCTTTTTAGATTCCAATGGTATTCTATTGGTATTCGGGGGAACAAGCTGTTCGCCCTTTAGTGGCAATCCGTTCGCCCTTTCGGCAATCCGTTCGCCCTTTAGTGTATCCCCGTTCGCCCTTTCTTCTTTCTCAAAGGACGAACATATAGTTCGCCCTTTCGATGGCTCCTGTTCGCCCTTTCTGGCATATTTCACAAGCCGATAATGGGTTGAATTTCCGCGTCCGTTTCCCTTTTCAACAATCTCCACCTCGCCCGCCAAAACGAGAGCATCCATAATCTTCTGAATGCCGCGTTCGGTCATCGCCGCATCGTGCGCCAAAGTTCGCTGGGATGGCCAGCAATCGCCCGTGTCGTCCGCGTAGTGCGCCAGCGCCATCATGACAGAGCGTCGTTGCCCTTTAATTGGGCAATTATCCATCACATTTCTCGTAACGGCATGGCTCATTCTGTCCTCCGTGCGCGCTCGACAATTCTCTCCTCAATGTGCGTCGGAACAAAAACCTTCCTCAAAAACTCGGGCGGTTCATCATTAAGCCGGAACCAGAACTCCCAAAGCGCCCGATGCATGACGATCAAGCAATCACCATGGCTGATGCGGTGGTCTTTGTGCCACTCATGAGGGTGGGCCTTGCTGACAAACTCAGAAATCATTGTATGCAAGTCCGAGGTGTAGAATTCGTGCCCATAAAAGAAAAACGAGTCAGCCTCTTTTTCCCAATCTTGCAGGGATGACGGGTCTTCGTGTTTTTCTTCGTGGCATTCGTCGCATTGCACCTCGTAGCTCCAGTCTGGGTAAAGCCACGGCATTCTTCCCTTGGTGTAATAGCGATGATGCACATGAAGCTGCTTGCCGTCTTTTACGCCAGATCCGCAAGTGTCACACGACCATTGATGATTATTCAAAACCTCTAGGCGTTTCTTTTGCCATTGAGGGTCTTGGAGGAGTTGCCAGTAAGGCGTTTTAGTCTTGCTCATAAACAAAAAGAAGCCCCCGAAAAGCGGAGAGGAGAGAGAAAATGAGACCGGACGATGTAGCCGGATTCTCCTCCCCACTTTTCGAGGGCCGTTGATATGTATGCTTGTTCATCGTTTTTCTCGTTCTGGCACTTGCCAAGGGTTTCTCAGGCCCTTTGTCTTTCGACGTTCTCTTTCTAACTCAAACTCCGCATTGAGTCAATGTTAGTTTGCCACCAATCGGCCCGCTTTCTGGAGACTGGTTTCATTTGTCGTTTACCTCGTAGCCGAACACATGGCAGAAGGCGCGGGCTCGTTGCGGGGCTGGCGCGGAAATCTCAGCGCATATCCCCCTTGTGAAGCGTTCAAGAAAAGCGGTGTATTTGGCCCAATCGTGGCCGTGCAGAACTGCTTCGGCCTTGTGCATCCAGAAAAGCGCCTCGCGGTCTTCGGGGTTGAAGTAGTCGGGGACATCCTCCCTGAGCGTTTCACCGGGAGGAGCGGCCCTCAGGCGAGACCCGTTTACTTCGATGAATTCACACCATCCCGCCTTCTCCGCGATGAACTCGCGGGCCTGCTGTTGCGTTAGCTCTTTCACTTCTCCTCCTTCCATGCGGCGATGGCTGCGTCTGCAATGCTGCGGATATGGTCGCGCTCGAAAGCAGGGCCATACGAATCCCCGGAAGGCAATTCCCAGCGGCTTACGCGCCCCAGCACCTCCCCCAGCCTGTCCGCGAGTGCGCGGGCGGCGGTGAGTTGCTTCGTTAGAACCCGCACTTTTTGCTGCAATTCGGTAATGTCGTTGCGTTGCGAGCACACGTCTTCATCCAGTGCCTTCTGCCACTTCCGCGCCTCATCCCGCTCGCGAACCGCCTCTGCTTTCTCCCTGCGCATGTCCTCCACATCCTTCCGGTCAATCAGGTGGCGTGCTTCAAGGGTGGCCATGGTGTTTTGTGCCTCGGCGAGCTTTCCCTCAGTATCCGCAAGCCGTGTCGCCAACTCAGCGCCGGACACGTTGAGGACTTGGTTTGACTTCTCCACCTCCGCAAGCTTGGCGCGGGCGTCGTCGCGCTCGGTTTTCAGTTTCTCCACAGCTCCCACAATGCCGGGGTATCCTTGGCCCTTCCCGTAGCCGCACAGGGCAAGCACTTGGTCAAAGAGCGCATGGCAGGATTCTCGCTCATGGATTGCCGACTGCAACTCCTTCAACGTCGCGGCCCCGGCGTCGGTGGCGAGGGCTGCGGTCACTTTTGCCCATGCCATGCCATAGCGCGAATCTGGATCAGGGTCGAATTTGCAGAAGGCACTATCACACTCCACCGCAGCCTCGCGCAAAGCCGCCGCGCCGGATTCGGAGGCGGCAAGCTTTTCTTCTGCGACATGGACGCGGTTTCGCCCAGCGTCGAGAAGCTCCATCAGCCCTTGAATGGCTCGATGCTCCACGCTCAGGTCGCAATGCGGAATGTTTGCAAGCTTGGTTTCAAACATCTCGATCAACTCCAGTTCCAAGGCAGAAAGCGCATGGAAATCTATGGCATGTTGCTGGAAATCCGCCTCCATTGCCTGTTCAAGCGGCGTATGCGTCTCGCTCGCCTGGGGCGCTGCCGCGACTTCGGATAGCTTTTTGTCAATACAGGTAAGGCAGACGTAGCCGCCCATCTTGTCCACCCGCAGCGGGGTGTGCTTGTGCTTTCCGCATCCGGCGCAGTTTGTCGCCTGAGTGCTGGAATATGTGTAATCGGTGCAAGGTTTTGGATTGTCGGTGCTCATTTGGGTTCTTTCTGGTTCAGTCTTTCAGTTAGTTCTCGTTTTGCTTTCTCGTATTCGAAGTGGTATTCCATGGCCTCCTCCTCGTTCTCAGGCTCGCCGTCCTGCTCGTAGGGGTTCGGCGGATCGGGCGGATACAGATACGGGTTTAGCGCATCCATTTGAGCAAAGGGTAAAGGACGCACATTCATGGTAGTATAATCACGATTTCCGTGTGTTCTTCCTCGCCTTTGGCGGCTTTGCGCTGCGTGGTTTCGATTTTCGTTTGTGCTGGCGAGTCGTCAGGTATGAGCCCAGCGTATCGCAGGCAATCGACATGGTATTTCTCACAGAGTCCGTCTTCGTCTGCGAGTCGGCTGCGCACGCTCGTAACCCTGACAAGAATCCGGTTTGAAGCTGTTCCTTGAACTTCGCTCGCTGCCAATGGTGCATCGCTAGGATTGCGTTCCAGAGGGGCATTCTGCCGGGGATTTTGAGTGTGATTATCGTCATTCGCTGCGAGTAGAGATTTTGAGGCGTTCGGGAATAGTTGCCTGATTTGCAGGGTGTCGAGATTTGATTGGCCCTTCATTTCCTGCGTTTCTTTGCCCACAAGACCGCGAGGCCGAGGGCGATTAGGGATAGGGTGGTCTTCATTCTGCGTTCCTCCCGAAGTTGCCGCGAAAGAACTCGCGGGCGGGGACTTGGCCGCGCTTCAAAAGGAAGGCGTCACAAGCGGCCCTTACGATTTCCGCGTTGCCTATCTCGTTGTTAATCGGGCGACGTGGGCGCGCTTCGATGCGTCCCGGTTTCCCAGTGAAACGGCGTTCAGTTGTAGGGTTTCGGTTTGTGCTCATGCGTCTCCTTTCATGGCTGCGTCGATTGCGGCACGTAGGGTTGTCCCTTTGCCAAGTTTTGTAAGTTCCAGAACTTCGCGAACCTCATGCCATGTGTCTTTCTCATCGCACACGGCAACGAGTTCAGGGCGCTCAACCTCCAGCCAATCCAACCGTCGCGAGTCATCGTCTTTCGGCGCGGCGGCGGCGATGATGCGGGCGAGGACTTCGATATTGTCAAAGTCGGGGTCAAAGTCGGACGCACAGACCGCTTTCGCAGCCTCCAAAGCCCACGCGGGCGGGTTCTGGTCGCTCATTTCGCGGCCCTCGCTTCCTTGATTCCGCACTCTCCGAAAACCTGCCAGATGTGTTCCTCAAGGGATAGCATCGGCCAATTCTCGGCATCATCGGACATGACTACGATGGGCTTTGATTTGATACTGCCTTTGCGCAGTCCGCCGACGATAAACAGCAGTTCGTCGCCAAGCTTTTTGATGATTTCCGCCTCAGTGATAGCGGGCGGGTTTTCAGGTTCGGGTGTGCTCATAGGTTATTGCGGTAAATGATGCGCGCCTTGTCCTCCATGCGGGCGACGCGCTCGGTTTGGATTTTCAGGGCTCGCTTGGCTTCGTGATAGTCATCGCTCCACTCAAGCTCGTAGTCGCGGCCTTCCTCTTCTGCCGCTTTCTCGGCTGCTTTGATTTCAGCCTCCATGCGCTCCAGCTTCCGGCGCTCGCGCTCAATCAGCGGCGGCTCTGATAGCATGTCTTGGGTTTGAAATAGTTCGGTCATAGATTTACCAGTCGATGTTTATGGTGTGGTCGCCTGCGTCCAAAAGCCCCTTGGAGTGCAGGTCATTCGCCACGGTTTGAAGGTCTGGGTAAAAGTTCCGATTCCACCAAAGATCGATTGCCCATTGTTCGTCTCGGCAATCTTCATCCTTTCCAAGCGGCTGCTTCGGGTCGCGTTCCAGCCATTTCGCAAACTTAACGCCCATCTCTGGGGCGTTGCAGATTTCTGGCACTGAATCTGCCATATCTGAATCGTTGTCTTCCGATGGAACGGTGATTCCGATATTTCCGCGCCCTTGGCACCCGTCCTGTTGTTGCAGGCAATACGGGCGTCCATAGGTTTTTTCGACAAGCTCATCCCAATCTTGGGACGCAATTACGTTTTTGGTTTTTAGTTTCATAGGTTTATGTTCGTAAAATTGTCAGGGTTCCCCGGCGCGCCCCCACAGCGCGCCGGGGTGTCCCCTATGCACTCAAAGTTTCAGTATCTTCATTGCCTCATCGAATCGGGCGTAAAACGCGGTAAGCGCGGCCTGTATCTTCGCCATGATTGCCTCGTCTCGTTCCACTCGGAGCACGAACGGGGGAAGCTTGCGGCGGTAGCTCACGAACATCCAATATGGGCGTCCGGTGACGAACATCGAGAAGTGGACTTGCACCGCGTAGTCCTTCGGAAGCGTGCCTTCCAACAGGTATTTTACGTGGTTCGTTGGCTGCGGGCATTTCAGTTCCAGCCCGCCATCCTCGTCCAAAAGCGCATCAGGCGAGCATCCGCATCGACCATCGTCGCCCTCTATAAAGCCGACTTGTCGAACCGTGTATTGATCATGCTCCAGCGCAAACCATGCACGGGCTTCCATTTCCAAGATTTCCCCATTCTCAGTGGCGAAAGTTGAGAATCCATCAATCGGACGATTAAGCGCTTTTTCCGCAAGCTTCTTGGCCAGGTAGGTTTTTGGAGTCTCTCCTTTCCTGATTTCAAATTCAGGCGTTAGAATCTCCCCGGCTTCGCTGGCTGTGACTTTACAAAGCCTAGCGTTTAGCCATTCGCTTTGCCCCTGTGTGCATTCGTGAATCTTCATTTGCGCTTGCGGTTCAGCATGTCCGTGAGGTCGGCGAGTCGCGACGTGCTGACTTCCTCGAAAGAGGTGGCACCAGCGAACGCGAGGAACTTGGGCTTGTCCGCTCCGACTTCCTCGCACAGCGCACGCAGGTCTGCCGCTTGGCTCGCGGTAATCGGTGCTCCTTCGTGGCGGGCATCGCGCTCGCCTGCGTCGGTGTCCTTCTCGACAACGATGTTCAGCGCATTGCACAGCGCAAACCGCTTGGCGTAGGTAGTGGCGGCTCCGTCGCCCTGGGCCTCGCTGGACTTTGGCGGGCCGCTTCCGATGCGGCACGCGAACTTGTTCGACCGTGAATGCCCGCTGATGTGCATCAGGGTGCAGGTAGCAATCACGCGACCGTCTGCAATGTCGGTGTCAAACGTCACGGAAAACCCGTTGTCAGCGAGCAACGGCGCAACCTGCCGCATGATTTCCTCGTAAGGCGCAAACGAGTAGCGAATGTTTCCGCTATTGTCCGGCACGTCTTTCGATGCACGAACCGGGGCGCACGCCGATTGCAGGCGGGTGAATGCCGATGCGAAATCGCGCTTGGCTTCGTGCTCTTGAACCTCGCGTTGCATCGCTAGGAGTTCTTTGACGACCGCGACATTCTCCGCTGTGACGCCTCCCTGAACGGCGGCTTGCAGGATGTGGGCGATTGATGGTGCCTGCATGAGTGCGGGCTTCTGGTCGGTGGTTGTGGTGAGTTGGTTCATACGAATGATTGGATAGAGGCGAGGGCGGGGAGAAGAATTGGGAACAGGATGGCGAAGGGGATCTCGTCAGGTTGCGCATCAAGGTTAGGATCAGCGGGCGGTCTATGCGCTCGGGATGGCTGTTGCTGGCGCGCTGTGGGCCTCTGCGGCGCTTCATCCTCCGGCATGGTCATATTACCGATGTATGGCGGTTTATCGCCTGCCTCGCGTGCCTCCTTGGGAATGTCCTGTTGGATGCGGTGGGTGTCGCCGTATTCGCTCGGGCGGTCGTTCTCCCACGCCACGCAGTTGAGATAAGTTCCGTTCTTTCCTTTGAAAAGGTGGCGTTTGTCGATTTTCGACACGTCGATTTTGATTTTGATGGGTTTTCGCATGATGTGTTTTTCTGAAAGGTTAACCCGAGCCGCTCGTTTCTCCGGTTCCACTTCTGTGGGCCAGAGTGCGGCTTCGGGGTTTTCCGCGTGGCGATTAAATCCCAAAAGTCACGCGGGAAAGTGGTTTAGTGGTTGGATGGGAGCGCAAAAGCGGCAATCACTGCAACACACGCGGCAGCGTCAGCGTGCCCCATTATGGCGGCAATCATGGCTCCAATTGCGAGAATCGAGGAAGGTGCGTATTTCATTTGGCATCCTTTGCCATCCGCGCAAATCGGCGTTGCCTAGCATCCCAAGCGATGACGTGGCCGCACAGCCACAGGATTACGGCGAGCATAGTGAAGAAAAACGCGGTCATTTGACCTCCACCTTGCAGGGTTGCCACGTCTTGCCGTCCGTGGAGTGATACACCGCATTGTGCCCACGTTCTGCAATGCGAGCCCACGGCCAAAGCTGATTGCCTGCACCGTTAGGAGTCCAAACTCCTTTTGAACACACATGATTAACCTGATACATTCTGTCCTTTTCGCCTCCAGATTGCAGCCAGCAAATCGGCATAGGCACGTCCTCGGCGCAGTTCCAATCGCGGAACTTCGGCTTTAGCGCGGATGGCAGCGGGCGCTTTGTGCGCGTGTGCATTGTCAATGCTTGCGCCGTGGGATTTGAGCGACCTTTCGAGAAGCTCCCCGTGAATCCGTATTCAAAATCTTCTTCCGGCTCCAAGCTTTCTCCAAGCACGGCAGGACGCCAACCGCCCGCTAAGTCTTGCGCAGTCCATTCATCCACGCGGTGCCACTGCTCGCCATCTCCGAGGACGTGGCCGTTGACCTCGCGGCCAAGCTCGAAAGGCTTGATGCGGTAGTGCTGATGGCTTGTCCATTGTGGCGAATCAATATCCCACCATGTTTTTCCTTGATTAGTAGTGGCTTGAATCGGCGTATTTGGGTTTTCCCTCCACGCCGCAAAAGTGGCAATTGTCTGTTCGGTGAGTTGTTCAGGTGTCATAGGTAAGTTGTTCATTCTTCATCCTCGGTTGACCAAGCAGACCCCACAGGGCGCGGCTCGGTCGCTCGGTAGTCGGTTACGTGCATGGCTATCGCTGGTGGTAGTTTCCAGCCTTTGATTTCGCGATGTGTGCCGCCTTCTTTGCTGCGCGCTGTTCGCGGCGAAGTTTTGCCGCTTCAATGGCCTCGTTCGTGAACGGCTCCGAGTCGTTCGGTGGCGGATTCAACGGAGTTCCAATGCGACGGCGTGGCTGGGGAATCTGTTGGCGAAGCGCAGGCGATGCCGCAAAGGCCGTGGAGCCAGCAAGGCTTGCCGTCATGAGTGCGAGTAGATGAAAAGGCTTCATAGGTGTTGGTTAGGTGTTGGTTAGGTGTTGGTTAGGTTACTTCTTCCGCTTCGGATTCGCCCGAAAAGGCGAGCGTTTATCGTGGCGGTCGTTGATTGCGCGGCGGATGACGCCTGCTTTTGAGGCTCCAGAGTCGTCGCATAGCTCTTTCAGCTTTAGCGCGGTCGGCGTGTCGAGTGTGATTGTGAAGCGTGGCATGGTTATTGGAAAAGAAATGAATCTTTGTGGTGGTGTTTCTCGCTCATGCAAATAGTGTCGTTGTGCGCTCCTCCGTGGCATACAAGAAGGATTTCCAAGGGCTCAAACCCGCGATTCTTTCCCATCCCTACGCTATTCCATCCAAAGCTTAGTACTGTGGCATTCTGCGCGCATACGAGGGCAATCGCGTTCCTCCATTCCATCCATGTTTTCGACTGCGTATCTTGCATAGTGCATTGCCGCCCTATTTGGCTGTAGCATTCGGAGATTTGGCGAGGAGAATACGGCGGATCAAAAATCACCAAGTCTGCTTTCACTTTCGCGGCGTGAAGCGTTGCCAGAAATTCCAACGCTTCCATGTGATATTCCGCCGATGTCTCGGGGCTTAGGTCGTTCGTATGCGTTGCCCACCGATTGTTCCTCGCAAATGGGTCTATGCTGACAGTGGAAGCGGCAATGTGCGATTTAACCCAATCTCCAATAATGGGGATTGAAAATGTATCGGCGCTTGGCATCGCCCAATAGCGGGAAAACTTCATTGCAGATTCTGGAATTGTTTGATGGCAAAATCGCGCCCCTTTTTTGTCGCGCTATAGTCAGCATCGCCAATCTGGTTCCCCCGTGAATCAACCAACTGAATCACCCACAGGCGTTGGCGCTTGTCATACCAGTATCGGACATTTCCAGTTTGATAAAGCTTCCATGTGTAGGTTTCGCGATTTGCTTTCATGTGGTGAACAGTGGTGTATTTCGGTGCGCTTGGCAACAAAAATGTGCAGCTAATTTATAGAATGGCGGAAACCCCTGAGTTTTACCGGATTAGCGCGGGGATTGCTTGTTTTTCGGTCACGCTAGCCCCTCCCATGCCGCGAGCAGTTCGTCTGCAATCCTGTCGTCGTTGCAATACGGCATCCCGTCATCAAGCCGTGGAAGAATCAGGTCAATGGTTGCCACGGTCGCTTTCCATCCTGCCTCGGCGGCTCCGGCGCAGGCTGCGATGAAGGCGGCGTTGGCGTCACACTCGGCTTTGTATTCTGAACGAAATGGATTTCCGTTTGTGAGCCCCCAGCAAAGAGCTACTTTTCTCCCGCTGGCTGCGCGAACGTCGCAATTTACTCCGCTTACTACATCGTGAATCCACTTCCCCGGCGTGCGCTTCTCAGCAATTGCGAGGAGTTCAACGCAGCGGGCGCGGATTCGGGCTAGGCGGTCGGTTGTGGTCATAGTTTGGTGAGTTTGAAGGTATCTATATTCAGCGGATTCTTTCGACATAAAAGGACCAACCCTAAGCGCTTGTTTTCTCTGCCCGTGCGTTAGACTTGGGTGGTTGTAATACCACCGTTTTCCTACCTGAAATGGCTCAATTTTCTTTATCGTGATTTCTGGTTTGGCGAGTGCTTGGGTATTCATATTTATTTTTGGTTTTGTGGGCTTGGTATTGCGTAGGCTTGAACTTCCGTCATGGGCTGCTTGGCAATCCACTCTGCAAACTTGGCTTCGCAGTCAGCGCCGTCTGCTGAAAACAGATACGACTTGGAATACTGAACACCGCCGCCATGCACGCGGCGAAGCCCGTTCGGGAAGTGCTTTGTAACCAGCGTCTCGAAAACGTATTCCTGCACGCGGCCATTTTTGGTCTTGAATGTGCGCTTGCTGCGGTTCGTGCAATATTCGTCGTCGGGTAGCGGAGTTGCTTTCATGGATTGACGAATATCCCACCCCCTCCCCCTGTCCACCCTTTTTTAGCAGCTAAAACAGCGAATCTCTGTAAGCTGTTGAAAACCAAAGACAACGAACGAAAGAAAAAAGAGAGAGTATCCGCCCGGAGGGCGCAACGGCAACGCGGCGGGTGTAGCCTTCAATGATTGCGCAAATAGGGCCATTGTTTAACGCGCGCGTAGTAAAAAGTATTACGTATCGCATAGCATTTCATACGTGCACGTAGTATCCGACAGAGGCAACAACCCCGGGAAACAGCAAGCTTGACACACACTCAACGCTTCCCGCACATCGCGCGTTGTAAATCGGACGCAGTCCGACAAGCTGTGATTGGTTAGACGTTCGGACGTCTTCACGGCCCCTATCTCTATTCACTCTCCAAAAAAAGTTCAAGTAAGCGCGCTTGCGCGCTGCCCTTGCGGCGAGCAACAAGCGGAGCGCAGCGCGGCAAGGGCTGGCAAAGCCAATCGGAATGTTCAAGCTTCAATCGGGATGTATGCGCACTCGCAGCCCCAAAACGCCGGGAATCGCCCTTTACGCTCGATTCTCCACCCAACAAGCGGAGCGCGACAGCGGCAATGGGGGGCTGTGTGTGGGTTCCGCATTGCTATTGTTCATCAGTTGGGGTATTTCGGTATTCATGAACATGGATGCTCAAAACAACCGATCAAAACGCCTTTCAGAATGGATGAAGGCAAGACACGCAAGCGGCGAGATGGCGAAGATAATGGAGGCCAGAGCACTCCCATTGGTGGTGTTTGCTTGCGTCAGGTGTGGGAAGGAATCGCTACGCAAAAAGCCGAGCCCAACGGGTGCGTGTGTGAAGTGTGCTCAATTCGTGAAGTATCAAAAAAACCCAAAAAAGAAAGACAGCCCTGCAAGGCAACACACACCCGAGATCGTCAGGCTCTATGCAGACCAGAACATGGGACACAAGGCCATTGCAAAGGCGCTCAGGATATCCCCTCGCATCACTCGCGAAATCCTCATCGAACAGGGCGTGTATCAGCCTGGAAGGCTATATCAGAGTGATCACCACAAGAAACGCACATCAGAAGCAGGAAAAGCCAGAATACCAGCATGGAGGCATGAGGAGATAAAGAGGGAACGTAAATCAGCCAGCAAAAGAACGCGGGCCTTTCGTGATTTGCCTCTGTTTAAGCCAGTCTATAAATCAACGCCAGAATCCAGAAAGAAGGATGCCGACTACGCACGCGAAAGGTATCAGACAGACCCAACGCACAGGCTGATTCAGGTATTGAGGAAACGGCTAAACAAGGTGGCGCGCAGAGGGCGTGGGTATGGAGGGGATAACCTGCCTTGGCTTGGATGCACACCCGAACAACTACGAGCCCACATCGAGGCACAGTGGACAGAAGGCATGACATGGGAGACGTATGGACCAGGGCTGAAGGGCTGGCACATCGATCACATCAAGCCTTGCTCTGCGTTCGATATGACACATCAGAGCCAGCGTGAAGCCTGCTTCCATTACACCAATCTCAGGCCACTATGGGGCGCTGAGAACATAGCAAAGAGCGATAAATACATAAGTGCTTGGCTATAAACTCTTTGCGGGTCCTTTAAAAAGGGGTGGCACCCTCTCGCA